ATCTATAATGCTTGGTACACCATCAAATTCACCAACACAATCGACACGACCAGCCACACCAAGATGCTTACTATATAGTGGAGATTCTTGTGCGAATATCCTACCAATACGATTTAAACTTGGTTTAAGGTTATTGAGACTTGCTGTAATGTGTGGCAAGACATCTGGTAGTTCTTCGTTATCTAAATACTTTTCAACGATGTCATGTACAGCTGTACCGCGAGTAGATGCTCGATGAGAAACTTTATTTGCTTCTTCCTCACCCACGCGGGCGCGCCATGCAGCAATACTAGCTCGACTTAATACACCAAGTACTGTTGTAATACTAGGAAACTTATGACCATCTGGCGACAGGTATCGTCTACCGTTTTCACCATTCTCTACTTCAAGATCTTCATAACCAATCTCTATTTTTTCATGTATAAACATTATATCTTTTCTGGTTTATTAACTACAAGAACAGTTCTTCGTCCCTGTGTAACTTCTGCTAATCCGTGAAAGGTTTCACTATGCCATGACATACTATCACCTATATTTTCAAGACGTAAAACAACTAATTTATCTCGTATTCCTTCAATCGAATCACCTGCAATTACTGTTTCGCCGCCTACTAAATCATCGGTTTTTTCTACTAATACAATAGTAGTCCACCATTTTTTATTATCTTCTTCTATCCACGGTAAAAACTTCTCTTGATGTAATCCGCTCCACTGACCAGCTTCATATCTTTTAAACCAGAAATGAGCAATAGGCACATCATAAGGATATGTTTTCTCTTCTATATATTCATATAATTCTTGATACTTTTCAGGCCATCTATAATCATTATCCCAGTTCGGCCAGGCCTGATGAGTAGGATTATCTTGAGGATACGGTCTAAATACTATATCATTAACAAATTCTGCAAGGTTAAACCTTGATGGTATTATCACGCCCGCTGCCTTTTTTGATTTCTTTCAAGTGGTCTTTCCAACCATCATCTGTCTTACTCAATAAACTACCGACGCCTGATACTATTTTAGGTGCAGTAACTTTTTGAATAAGATTTGGATCTTCTTTTAAAAGATCTTGTAATTCAGTCCAAGAGCAAAACACGTCTCGCTCTTTTTTAGTCTTAATATTTCGTAGTGTATAGCTAGGCATTACCCATTTCTCCGACTGTTTCTAAGAATGTTATCATTGCAATCTTCTCAAATTCCCATGCATCCTGTTCATGAGGTCGTGCATCATATTCATATGTTTTAGTATCTTCACCTTTATATATGCTTTCTTTTAGATCTCCACATGAAATCTGTTCAACATGTTTTATTTCATGAAACAATGTCATCAGTATATTATTTACACCTTGATGTTTATTGATTTCAATTATAATAGTATTATCATCTTCTTCACGTGTATCAATAGTGCCACCGCCTTCACCGTTCTCATCGATAAAGTATATATCAACCAATATGTCATCTTCAATATCAACCATATTAAAGCCATGATCACAGGCTCTAGTAAATAGACTTTCAGATATTATTATTGGTCTATCATGCACTACGTAATTCATTGAACCACTCCGGAACTGGTCGATCGGTCCATACCATTTTAAACCTTTCTTGTTTTGTTTGATAGAAGTTACGATATGATTGTACTGGATCTTCTACTATACATTCAGGAAAGTTTGCCATAGCAAGCTTAAATGGTGTCCGACCTATATTAGGAATATTTGTAGGTGGAATTGATAAGACTTCACCTAGTTTAGTTTGAGTTGAATGAACTTTGTCATAACGATATGTGTATTCGAGACACAATGCATAGAAATGATCATAATGCCATATATAGTTTTGTATCGATTCACGTGTCCATACAGTAGATGGATGATTGAAATGACATGCCTTATATAATGTATGTTCTAGATTATCATTCGGATGTTTGTAATACTGTAACATACTACCTGACTTTGATGGTCTGCGTTCCATCGTGCCGTCAACCATACGATGTACAGTTGACAACATCTGTGCTGATTCCACAATCATCTTGACCACATGCTTATCGCATTGCAGCTGAGCAGCCTTGATTGGGTTTTTATCTAATACAAATATATTCATAACTAAACTCCTTTAGCTTATTATAACACAGCTGAAAAGATATGTACACGGTTAATTTCACCAATTCCACATTTCTTCCTTCACTTCTTCTATGTGTTCATCTAACATGTTTTTATCTTCCTTTGCTTCCATTGACTTTCTTTGCTTTCCATCCTTCATACATTTCCTCTCATATCTTTTGTAAAATCTTGATTTATATTTCATACGTTCTACTTGCGATACTGGTCTCTTCATACGTGTTCCTTAAAGTAAAAAAGGCCATATTCACTAAAGTGATACGGCCCGTTAAAATTAGATTGAATTGATGAACATTTTATTTAAATAAACTGGGGAATGCCTCCTTAACAATATTTTCTGTAATACCAGGTGCTGGTCTTTTTCTGTTTACCATATTAATTACAACCTTTGCGTCTTTGGGGTGAATAGATTCTAATAAACCAATGTAAATCTTTTCTCGTTTAAAGGCTGGCATATCTTCGCGAATACCGCCTTTTACAATATATTTAAAGTCTACATTTTTTCTAAGTAAGTTTGATGGTGCACTCTCTGGCTTATTCGGCGTATATGGAGGTTCACCATCCGGAATGAGAAATTCTATTTTTGAATCATATGTTGCTCTGAGTACATCTCTTAGAGCCCATGAATCATGATCTTTTAGAACTTTTATTTTATCTGCTTTAAGTCTGGCTTTGCTAGCCGCTTCTAATATTTCATATATTAAAGGATTTGGGGGTAGTTTCATTAAATAAATTCCTGTACATTTTCAAGTAATAGTCTGCATTGTTTGGCAACCAAGTATGGAAAAACTTTACCTTTATTACCATATGGATCTTGGCCTTCAAACGTATTTATAATACCAGTTTTTACTGTATCTGGACATTCTCGTAGATCTATCATCTTTTTGTTACGTAAGTAGTTACGATATATTTCGTCTCCTTGAGACCTTGGATCTTCGACTAGTTGTTCACGTAACTTCTTGCGAAGTGGTGTTTGTCGTAGACCATCTGTGAATGTATTATCTGGTGATAGTACATTTGGCACACCATCTGATGTGTCGCCTTGTAGAATGTGTTCTTGTAGCGTAGTACGAGGATTCTTTTCTACAATAAATTTCTTACCCATTGGTGAGTATTGTTTGACATTTGGATAACGCTGTAGCTGTGCAAAGTCTTTATCGCTTGATACAATCATGACTTCTTCATACTTACCGAACTCTTGTGTTTCTTCTACAAGCTGTGCAATGCAGTCATCTGCTTCACAACCTTCGATATGCATAACTTTATATGGAAAGTTTTCTCGTATTTCTTCACGTACCATAGAAGTAATACGAAATACTTCATCCCAATCAACAGATGATTTATCTCTTGTTTTCTTACGTGCTGCTTTATATTGTGGAAATACTTGTTTGCGCCAGTTACCACCTGCATCTGAACATATAACAACTTCACCATATTCTTTATTGAATTTAGTTCTATACATACGAATCGAATTCAGTATCATATGACGAATTATGTTCTCGTCTATTGCAAGCTTTTGTACCATAATATTGGCAATAGCAATACCATTATAATCTATAATAATCATTAATCACTCCTTTGGCATTATTATACCACAACTAGAAATGAATGTAAACCATTTTATTCAGGTAAAGTAACGATTCCGCCAGCTATGAGAAATGCTCTATTCTTTTCATGCTGTTCAATTAGATCATCTTTAGATCCACCATGGTATGCTACGGCATGACCTTCTTCAATCATAATATCAGTAACCATTCTACCATCTGCAGTTTTAAAATCACCTAGTACTCGACCGAACTTACCGCGTTCGTCTTCACCAGATCGATCTTTAGTTGTACACAATATACAATCCTCTTCAATCAATTCTTTTAATCTGGCTGATGCAGCCTTACCAAATACTTTTTCTATCTTATCAGATGTACGTGATTCAGGTGTATCAATACCCATAATTCGTACACGTTCTTTTTTTAACCAGACGCCAAAGCCTAGATCGATATCCACATCAACTGTGTCACCATCTACAACTCTGTCTAGTTCGCATTTATATTCATACATTTTAGACTCCGAAACTTTCTCCGCAGCCACATTGTGCAACTGCATTTGGGTTAATTACTTTTAAATACGATCCACCTAATTCTTCTACATAATCAACGGTACAACCAAATACAAACATTTCTGCCATTGGATCTAACCATAGATTCTCTACGGTTGGTTCCTTGTCAGTCGTACCCCATTCATATTGAAAACCAGAACAACCGCCGCCTTTAACAGCAAGTGATACGTTTGGTTTACCTACTTTCTTGAGATAGTCTTTTGCGTTATCTGTTAATTGTAATATCATTTTAGTCCAGCCACGTGTTTACTATGGATCTTACATCCTATAAAATTATTATAATATTCATCGCTTAATAATACATTACGATCAAATTGTTCTCTTGCTTCGAGATATCCCATAATGCCTTTCTTCTCGCATAAGTGTAGTATCTCTCTTTCAAATCTTTCTGCATGAGAAGTTTCAACTAACTGCTGCAGTTCTTCATTCGAACCATAATAAGTTTTCCAGTTAGATTCTACAACTTGTGTTCTACGTCGAGTCTTACCCTTCAGAGGTTTGAGTTTACGTGTGTTCCAAAATAGTTTCTTACCAATATATTTTTTATTAGTAGCTAAATCAGTAATCAGATAGACGAATCCTGCATAATCTTTGGGAGCTTCATCATATAACTTGTTTTCATAATACCACATAGCATTATTTATACGTCGTCATCTTCCTTATCTAAAAGTACGGGTCTTGCTTCTGTGCCACACATTGGACAAAATTCTGGTTCTTGTTTTGATACTATGTGGCTTTCAGCGTCACAATAATCACATTCAATTAAATAAGTATCCATTAAAAGTCTATCTCACATGCTCCACCTGCACAAGCGATTGCGCCCATGGTGTCTACGTCTGTATATTTCTTTTCTGTCAAATCATCTTCCCACGTTATAGGAATAAAGTTCTTATTAATCTTTTCCCACTTATGTAAGAGATGAGAATCTTTCAGGCAGTATTCTGCCATCTTCACATCGGATTTACAATAATTGTCAGAAAAGTTGTGAAAACGGCGTACCCAATCACGACGTATAGCGTTGACACTATTATCCAGAGTGAGATCTTCTCCGTACCCTTGAGCAGTTGAACAAGCAGACCAAAGGTTATCAAAAGCACTGAGAGCATCAACAACCAGCCCACTAGCGAATATAGCTGCGGTTCCATATTTTTTTACCATTTCTTTTGCTGTTATTACACTCGTATTCGGCGCCTGATTGAAGTCTTTATCTCCAGTCATTGAAAGAAATGATATTCCAGCAAATGAATGTCTATTCTTAAATACATATTTTTCTACATCATGCCAATCATCTACGAGTATTGTATTAGATACATTATGTCGTACGCCTTTATCAGCACATAGTTCTTCATTAGTTCCTGCATTTACCCAATGCTGTTGAACTAGTTTTACTTTTTCAAGATGATCAACACCAATTAGATCTTCTTTTACATAAGATCCTTTCTTTGGTATGATAGGAAACGATACAACAACATCACTATTTGTTGCAGACCATACACTATCTTCGACCATATAAGGATTTGCTTTTTGTATTGCCTGAGTTACCTCAGAATCTTTTGTCATTTGGACATTCCGTATATACATGTTTGAATGTTCTGCATGTATGCCAGATGCGGTCTGTAACAGAACGGATGCGTTTCCAGATGGTTTGACACAAGTAGTCCGAGCAGCAGGATTAATACCAAGTAATGCGGCAACTTCACGATTGACTTCCTTTACTATTTTAGCACCTTTTTCTAATACTTTTTTATCGAATAATACATCTGGATTATTCATCCAACCTGTAATAGAAACTCCGATTAAAGCTTCACGTGCAAATATTTTTTTACTTACATCTGATAGAAATTTAAAATCTGTATAGCCAGCTTGTAATGTACCAAGAATAGATCCTGCTCTACAAGCTTTATAGAAGTCTTCTGGTGTATGACACATACCACCATTTATTTCGGTAAGGTTACAACCTTGCCAACCAGATTTACCTTTGATTTGTGGATACATTCCAATCTCTACACAAGGATTGGTTGTGTGTTCTGTACTCTCAACGAAAACAAAACCTGGTTCACCGAACTCACGTACTGATTCCATGATATGAGCAAACTGTTCTTTTGTTGTTTTATCTCTTACAATCACCGCACTGTTATTTGATCTGCCACGTTGTGGATTATCAACAAACCAGTTACCGGTTTTTGCTGTCATCATTTTCTCATCAGTAGGAGAAAACAAACAAATAGTAGCAGAACGTCGAACACCACCAGATAGGACGGCATCAGCAGCATGCATGCAAATATCATACACATTAATAGGTAATAGAGGTGTTGGGTTTTCATTGTTTAAAACTATGTCCTGTAATAAGTGTTCTATTTTATCAAGAGCAAGTCTTAAACCTTCTGGACCAGGTGCCTTGAATCCACCTGATATTTTAGCGCCCTTTGGACGTATGAGACTTAGATCAAAGTAGATTCTTCGACCCTGATATTCTTCGTGTTTACCACCGTTTACAAAATAAGAAGACATAAGAACGTCTACAGAAGTTGCCCAACCTTCGATTGAATCTTCTACAACGTGAGTCTTTGGTTGTTTAGTACGAACACTTATCTTTGGTAGCTTCTTTACATGATGTGTCTGTACAGAAAAACCTGCACCAGCGCCACATAACAACATATAAAATATTTCACCAAAGAATTCTGGACGATCTGCATATGTAGATGTACAGTTGTACATTCTCATTTGGTGTTTAAGAATTTGTTCTCCACCAAACTGTAAAGCACGCTGCGCACCAAGAACTCTCTGTTCCTTATACGCAATGCGTGCTTCATCAATATACATTTGTAATCCATTACTCCCATCATTTTGTTCGGAGTAATATCCTTCGTGCATTCCTATGACTCGATCAACGGCCTCATCCCATGTTTCGTACCTATCAAACTCATCGTTAAACCGTGAATATCCATCGTAAAATTTAGCTTCTGACAAAAGCTTGCGTGTGTCAACATGTGGTGTTGCCATTCTATTTCCTAACTATATTTTGTATTATGATTATTGGTATTATATATCATGGTTAGGGTTTTGTAAATGGCAAAATGTGTGTTATTTAAGATACTTTTTTAAGTATTTTCAAATTAATTTTGAGGTAATCCCTCGTCATCTGGTGCATTATCTAAAGCCTGTTCATAATATAATATGATATCTTTCTGTTGTAAAATGTATCTTTTCATATCAGCAATATCCATTGCAAGGTTTTCATAACCTTGTGCAGAGATTGCCATGAATGCAAGGAGACCTTCTTCTTCTTTAAACTTTTCTAGAAACTCATCTAGATTAGATTCAGATACAACATACCATCTCACATCTGTGAGTTGTAGTTGTTTAGGTCTTGCTTGGATAGGAATGTTTTGTTGTATAACCTGTGGTTGAGTTACAACAATTGGTTCACTCTTCCTGCCCAGACACCCCGTCAGCGCTAGGATCAGTATCAGCCCTAAGCTCGTCGAGTAAAAGTATGACGGCATTGTTTATTTTCCCCTCTAATACATATGGTTCGTCGATTGCCATTCTTAAAATATTGATTTGTGCAAACTTAGAACGTAATGTGTCGCTATACTTCTCTGCAGCTTGTAAGCTGATAGTTAACTGCTGATTTAGTTCTGCAGTTTTATTCTGAGTTTCTAGCATTTCTTTGATTGTTGCATCCTTAGCGTCATTAGCGACTACTAGTTTTGCGTTGTTCTCACGGAGTATACCGAGTCTTTCTTGAGTGTCGATATAGTACATATATCCACCATATCCCACTCCACCGATAATACCCATTATGAGTAAAAATATGTAAACTTTAAGCATTGTAAATGTACTCTCTTCTTTCTGGTAATATTATGTTTCTTGATAGTATAGGTTGTTCATAACTATCTATATAAGTTTTAAGCCAAAATGCTATAGTAACATGAGCATCTGCCTTAAAATGTCCGTCTTCTGCTTCTTTAAATCCATGTCCAAGTAAGAACTTCCATAGTCCCTGATATGGATCTATCAGCCATTCGTATTCGTTGACTATCATATTCGTCATCTTAGACGGATGCAATGGTCTCCAACACATATGTATTGGTCTAATACTAAGGCTTTCGCAATACGTATTTATACCAATAATTTGTGCGTTTAATTTTTCTTGCCATCTCGGAATATCTTTGTATATATCTTTATAATACTTATCTAAATCTTTTGTATGTTTATCGTATTGATATGGAGAGAATGGCCTATGCTGATACCAATAGTTTGATTCAGCTGTTTCAAATCTACCTGGATCTGTCCATTGAAATATTGCAATCTTGTAATCAGAATCTGTTAGATCGTATATACCCTTTCTATAGATTCTTTCGTTCGAATCACCAGGATGCGCGGCCATCGTAGATGTACCGTTTAATAATAGTGCTAATACTTTTGAATATTGATCATTGGGATTTGGTAGAGATAACTTAGTTCCACTCGTGTGCGAACACCCGATATTATATATTTTCATTTTTCGTCTGCAAATGTCCTAAATCTTTTTAACATAACTGGTTGCTTATCTTTTCTACGACGTCTATCAGTTACATTGATTGCTTTAACTCTTGGTCCCATGTTCGGTGCCATGTTAACACCACCTTGACCAACTGCATTACCTGGAACTTCTTCGTTAGTTGAGCTCTTTTGAAGAGTTCTTAAGTTGGCTTTATTTTTCTTAATATCTTTTTTAGTTTTTATAAGATCTATTTTATTCTGAATCTTTTGATTTTTCTTTTTGGCTCTGTCTAATCTACCTTTTGTAGTAACTCTACTTGCTACCCCTCTTGCTAATCGACTAACTACAGCAGGACCTCTCTTACCAAAGAATAAACCTTCTTTCGTTGACTTTTTTGCAGTAGCAGTAGCTATCGCCATCTTTCTAGACATATCCATTCCTGGATTATCGCGTTCTATAGCTTTTGCTATTTCTTCACGTTTCTTTTTTTCTGCAGCAGTTAACTTTCTTTCTTTTTTCATAGTCATATTATCGTTGTAATATGGACCGAGCTCAATACCTTGTATACCACGTGTCATTTTCTTATTTCTCCTGCAGTGACAAATATCTTCTGATTAGTAGGCATATGAATCGCTTCATATATGTCAAGGCCGAATATATCTCCGATAGGAAACGCTTCATCTTTGATACGTATTCTATCTCCTCTAAATGCTATTTCTTCGTATGTAGAATTAAGCACTTTATTTTCTGATAATGTATATACGCCAGGTGATAGTTCTCTATCTTCTAACATAAACCATTGTGTATTTTCTGCTAAGAAATCATTAAAATCTACACCGTATTCGTTTAGACCTTGTTTAATCTTTCTTTCACTTACACCAAAATCTTCTTTAATTAAATATAATGCAGCAGCATACGACGCTATTCTTGTTTTACCACCAGGTGCTTTGGCTAATAGTTTCTTAATATTAAATACTAATCGAATAAATCTTGTATAATAATTTTGATAATCTTCTCGATCTTGTATTGCAGAAAATGGAGGTTTCTTAAGACGTTTGCCATTCTCGTCAATAATACCTTTTTCATAAGCCTTAGTCTTATTGAACGGAGTTACAAGTAGAGCAAGGAATCTAAATGTATACGCCAGATCAGCTGCTGATTTTATCAATCCCATTATATTTTCCTAAGCTTCTTCTCTACTTCTGGATTCGATTCGATATCCGTATATTGATTTTTTCTAATAGCATTTAAAAATACTAAAAACGGTTTTATTACTGGCCAATGTCGTTCATCAAGTTTAAGACCTAATATCTTAAGTCCACCATAATAACCGAACACATTGAATATCACAATTAGATGATTAAGAACTAATCTTTCACCTAGTTTACCATGATCACAATATCTATTTAACAATCTCTTTACATACTGAAATCTTTTCAGATCTGTATAGAATTCATCAAAGTCAATACCAAGTGGCGTATAATATTGTTTAATCGCAAATCGTACTAGATTTTCTTCTAGTAGATCTTCATCAAGCTTTTCGCTCATATTTTTTACTCTTAATTATCCTTCGTTAAGAGTATTTATAAGATCTTCTTTAGACTTACGTCTGTCAAGTTCGATGCCCATTGTACGACCATGTGCTTCTAATTCAAGTTTAGTCATATTAGAATAATCCGGAGCTTCTTCTTCGACTAACATTTCAGGATCAGTAACACTGGCAGGTTGTGCATCAATCATTGCTTGAGCTTCTGCGACTGATATAACAGGAGCTTCTGGAACTCCTAAATAATCGTTAATATCAGCTTGAGATATTTTTTGACTTTTTAATATTTCACCTGTACGTGGATGTGCCCATCCACGTGCTGTAGGTAATGCATCTTTTTTCCAATTAGGTGGAGCTATTGCCATCTTTATCTTCCTCGGTTTTTGTTTCTATTTCTTCTTCAGCTTTCACTTCAGGTTCTGGTTTCGGCTCATACATTGATTGGTATGCTGCCGCTACTCTTTTAATACTATTCAGCCTTGATATAGGCTCTGCATTATCATCTGACATTATTTATTTTTCCTCACCAACTGCCATTACTTCATTATTTTTTTTCTCGCCACTTTTGCCGCCGTGCATTACTGCTTTCTCGCCGACTTTACCTTTACCTTTATTCTTCATTTTTTTACCAATAGCTTTACGACGATTACGTAGATAAGAATCTGCTTTATCAACATCACCATCATTGTCGATATCAGCATCGGCTTGACCTACTGGATCCATTGCTTCTTTTTGTGAACCAACTTTTTTAGGAGGTTGAATTGTACCTTTGATAGTTTTACCTTTTTTGACACCTAATGGCTTAGACACTAAGTTTGGTTCATCTGAATAAGAAACTCCGGTTGGACCATAAGCTTTACCTTCAGTCTTTTGATTTGCGGCAGGAGCTGTAGTTGATTTAACAATAGCTGTATCACCTGGAGGTGTTCTGTTGCCATTGTGTGGAGCTTTTTTATTCATTGCTTTAAAAGCTTTAAAGCTTAAGTCGATAGATTTATTAGCATCTACGCCAACACCACTTGTACGATCTTTTTCTTTCTTAGCATTTCCAACTATGCCAGCTTCTTTGTCATAGTCTGTTTGATTCATTGGGTTCTTATGTTTACCAGCTGCTTCTTGGACTTCAACTTGCTCATTTTTTGGTTTATTTCTATCAGAGTTTTTAGCTTTAAGTATTGCTTTGAGTTGATCCAAACTTGCTCCGCTGAGATCAGGTTTGCCAGATTTTCCTGACGCTTTACGAATGGCCATTTTATGAGCTGCTTTTTTTGCAGCATGATCAGCACGCATTTTCTTTCTTGCAGCTTGTACTACAGGATCATCATCTCTACCGGATATAGCTCCGTCTGCACCTACTGCGCTTGCTTCTTGGACTTGCTTCAATGCCAAGCCCATATCTTTAATGTTTTTTGTTTTCATAGTTTTGGTTCCTTACATCCAAATTTGGGCTGCGACTGCACCTGCGAACGCCACTATGGCGACCCAGAATAATTTATTTATAAGTCCGACCGTGTGCGCATTCTCGTCGACTTTCTTTTCAATACGATCTAGTTTCTCACTGAATCGATTCATACGAGCCCATGACTCGTCTCTATATTTTTCGT